CGGAATACTGACGCATTGAGAAAGGAGCTGTTGCACGAAACCAACGTGTAGCAGCCTCAATTTTGTGGAAAAAACACAGAAGCCAGTGTTTTCAAACACCGGCTTCTGGCGTAAAATATGAGTATGCAAAACCAAATTTTACATAAGGATTATACATCCTACGGAGGCACATTTCAACCCAGTCTCCCCCTCAACTTTGAATTTCAAATCAAGAAGGACGATCCCGTTCGCCTCCTGCTCCACTGCATCCATCAAATGGATCTTACACCACTGTACAGGAGCTTTCGGCGTGCCGAGCGGAATCTCGTATCACCGCATCAGCTGCTTGCCATCCTCATCTACGCATACATGAATCAAATCTACAGTTCCCGCCGCATCGAGGAGGTATGCCTAAGGGACATCCACTTCATGTATCTGCTCGAAGGGCAACCCGCACCGGATCACACAACCATTGCCCGTTTTCGCAGGGATCACTTTGCCCCCTGCGCCAAGGAGATTCTGGCACAAATGGCACAGTTTCTTGCATCCGTTGGAGCCATCTCGTTTGAGAACCTCTTTGTCGACGGTACAAAGATCGAAGCCGTTGCGGGCAAGTACACCTTCGTTTGGAAAAAAGGCGTTGCAAAGAACCGTACCAAACTCATGGAGAAACTCGACACCTTTCTTGCCGGCGTAGAAAAAGAGTTCGGTATTCACCTGCGCCGTGGCTCTGAGATTCGCCTGCACCATCTGAAACGTCTGCGCCGACGTTTGAAACGCATCCAAAGAGAGCAAAACATCATCTTCGTTTACGGGAGCGGAAAACGAAAGACCGTGCTTCAGCGTACCATGGAGACATTGGACTCTTACATCAGCCGTCTGAAGGACTACACAAAGAAGCTGCACATCTGCGGAGATCGCAACAGCTTTTCCAAGACAGATTATGAAGCGACCTTCATGCGGATGAAAGAAGATGCCATGAAGAACGGTCAGTTAAAGCCGGCATATAATCTGCAATATGGCGTGAAGGCATCCTTTATCGTATGGGCAGGTGTTTACCCGAACCCAACAGATACACGGACACTCATCCCGTTTTTGGAGGATTTTCATGCACACATCGGAAAAAGGAGCCGAAAACTCGTCGCCGATGCAGGATATGAGAGTGAGGAGAACTACCTGTATTTGAGGGAAAAGGGACAGGCCTCCTACATCAAGCCGAACAACTACGAAGTGAGCAAGAAGCGCAAATGGAAGCAGGACATCGGGCGGCGGGAGAACATGAACTACCTTGCGGCGGAGGATGTCTACCGGTGCGCTGAGGGGCGGCGACTTGTTGTGACGGGGACGCGCAGGACAAAGAGTGCGCGCGGGTATGTGAGCGAAAAGACCATGTACACGTGTACAGACTGCAACGGCTGCGAAAGAAAGAAGCAGTGCATCCATGGCAACCACAGCAAGATACCAATGGAGGAACGAACCAAGAGATTGGAGGTTGCCAAGGTCTTTCAACGAGAGCGTGCAAAGAACCTTGCACGGATCAAGAGCACGGAAGGCATCGTCCTGCGGATGAACCGCAGCATCCAGGCAGAGGGTGTCTTTGCACAGATCAAGGGAGCCTTTGGATTTCGCCGCTTTCTTACGAGAGGGCGTGCGAATGTCTTGGGTGAGACCATTCTGCTGGCACTGGCACACAACGTCTTCAAACTGCATCAAAAGATACAGAGCGGCACGTTGGAGCGGCATCTGGTATCATTGAGAGAAGCGGCATAAGAAGACGTCGGAAATAAATCAATAAGGGCACACGAATAAGGGCGAGCATTGCAATCGTCCTTATTCGTGTGCCCTATTTCTGTAGAGGTGCAAGTTTTCGTTACCGTTGTTTCGCCGATCTGCCCCTATACGAAAAGATGGACTGTTGCACAAAGATAAATTTACCTTCGTGCAACAGTCCCTTTTTGCGGCGTCTGTTGCGAGGCTACTTCTGGTAAATGGAATCTTTTGCGTGAAAGGTGATCTCTTGAATTTATATCTTCATCCCTCAATTGCAGTCTCAATCCCACCCTTGAAAACAACAACTACCGCGCCATCCTCCTTGACCACAATGTGATCAAGCAGTCCGCCCCATAGCTCCTCGTCAAACTCAACTAACTCTCCATTGATCCCACATACCACTTGAATCATGCCCTCCAAGGTATTTCTCTTGCTCTCCCTCTCTGCAATTTGCTCATCCAACCTCGCTAGATGCCCCTGCTTTTCCACATAGAGTGCGCGAATCTCATTTTCCTGTTTCAGATACGCCGTCTGATCCTGTGCCACCCGTGCATTCTCACGAATCAGTTTTTCAAGCCGTTCTGTCAAAACGCCGAGTTCCTGCTCTATTCTGTTACGCTCCTCAGTCAGCTCCTCCATCTGGCAAACGCTGTCAATCAGTGATCGCAATTCGGCAATCACGTTCTCTTTGACTTCCATCAAGGAGTTCAGTGCCTTGACGAAAATCTGTTTGATTTCCTCCTCTGTCAGATGCCTCGTACTGCATGGCTTCCCTTTGTGGGCATATTTCTTGTTGCAGCGATAGATGACTCTGCGGTACTTGTCCGTGGAGTGCCACACTTTCGCCCCGTACCAACCACCACAGCAGCCGCATTTGATTTTGTTCGCGAAGATGCTCACGCCGCTGTGCTTCCCGTTCTGCTCTCTGCGTTTTATCTCCAATTGCACAAAGTCGAATAAGTCCGGCGGGATAATCGCCTCGTGATGTTCTTCCACATAGTACTGCGGAATCTCCCCTGTGTTCTTCCGTCGCGTTTTATCGAGGAAGTCTGCCGTATATTCCTTCTGGATCAGCGCATCGCCACGATACTTCTCGTTCGTGAGGATTGACCGTACCGTTGAGATGTACCACTTGTCCTTTCCCGACGGGGATTTGATGCCGCGCTTCTCCAACTCCTTGGTAATGGCATAGAAGGATCGCCCGCCGAGGAAGAGTTTGTAGATGAGCTTCACCACTTTCGCCTGTTCCTCGTTGATTTCGAAGTCCTTGTCATAGCCGAGGAACGCGCTGTACCCCACACTGGTCTTTCCCTCGGCGAACTGCTTGCGCTTGCCCCATGTGGTGTTCTCCGAGATGCTGCGGCTTTCCTCCTGGGCTAGGCTGGACATAATTGTTATTAAAAGCTCGCCTTTCGTATCGAATGTCCAGATGTTCTCTTTCTCGAAGTAAATCTCTACGCCATGTTCCTTGAGCTTTCGGACGTTTTGGAGAGAGTCCACAGTGTTTCTCGCAAAGCGGCTGACGGATTTGGTGATGATGAGATCAATCTTGCCGGCAAGGGCATCCTCGATCATCTGGTTGAAGCCGTCACGCTTCTTTGTGTTGGTGCCGCTTATCCCTTCATCCGAATACATGCCGACGAAATCCCAGTCTGCACGGCTCTCGATGTAGTTCTTGTAATGCGCCATCTGCATTTCGTAACTGGAAGCCTGTTCTTCATGATCGGTCGAAACTCTGGCATACCCTGCCGTTCTGCGCCGCCTTGGTTCTGCCGTAACCTCAGAACGAAAGATTTTAGGGCTTGCTGGGATGACTCTTACTGTCTTTGCCATCGGTATGCACCTCCTTCTTTGAGTTGAAATATGACCTCATCGTCGGATATGACAATCCGCTTTACGTTCTGCACAATCTTTCCCTCATAACCATCGTCGAACAAGGATTCTGCCGTTTCCTTTAGTTCGGATTCGGACAATCTCCTCAATCCACATTTTGTGCGTGGCTGACTGCAAGACCATACTTTTGCTCCCTTCGTCCAAGTATCACGCTCACACTTGCTTCCGCAGGAAGCGCAGTAGACTTTGTTGGTGAAGGGATTGCTTCCTCGCTGCCCGTTGTAGATGCGGGCAGTCTTTTTTATGCGCCCGTTGACAAGATGGAAGTCGATTCGATCACCGTGAATGACGACCTTGGACACCTTGCGCCTGAGTTCTGCGGCATCGAAATCGTCCTTCTCCATGACGGCTCTGACCGCAGTGACAAGCTCCTCTTCCTTGATCGGACGGCTGTCACAGGATTCCCTACCTTTCCGCTCTCTTGTGTTGCAGCCCCATCGTCTGTACTTCCCGGCAGTTCTTCTGCTGAAGCCCCCTCCGCAACATCCGCATTTCACCATTCCGGAGAATGGCATCAGCACAGGATTCCGATTGCCAGACTGCGCGGCTCTCTGTTTCCGTATCTCCTGTGCCTTGTCGAAGTCATCTCGGCTTATGAGCGGCTCGAATATTCCGTCCACCATGTAGATAGGCAATTCTCCTTTATTGCGCTTGCGGATATGACCTTCCGTGATGTAGTTCTTCTGCAGTGCCATCGTGCCCGTATAGGAGATGTTGGAGAGGATGTCCTTTACCGTGGTCTGCTCAATGGGTCTCCCCTGCCGTCCTGTGATGCCGCGCCCTGCGAGTCTCTTCGCGATGGCGTAGGCAGATTCCCCGGCAAGGTATCTGCGGTAAATTTCCTTGACGATCTTGCCCTCAGCAGGGATAATGCGAAACATCTCACCGTCCCATTGGTAGCCGTACGGTGCTTTATGCCCGTTCGGAATCCCCTGTACGAAACGCCTCCGCACACCCCACCGAATGTTGTCGCCGATGCTTCTGCTCTCCTC